ATTCCAGTAGCTAGCCCCATTTGTAAAATTTAAATTATTATTATATGGAAAACTAGTAGAATTATAAAAAGAATAAGGATTACTTATATTATAATACCTTGTGTCATATGAGTTGTTTAATTGTGAAAAATCAAAAGATAAAGTGTTTCCATCAAAACTTAATAAAGGTGAATCATCAGTCCAATTAAATAAACCTTTAAACCATCCTCCAGAAGTTACGTTTAAATCGAATGTTGCATTTACTCCATCATATCCTAAAGTATTTTTTATATTGTAAGTATCTCTTAAATTAATATCTCCTCTAGGTGTAAAATCTGCTGCAGTAGTACAGGTTATGGTAAAAACTAATACTAAAAAAATACTTAGTATAGTTAATAATACTTTTCTCATTATACCATATAAGGTCTTGGCTTAATCATCGCCATTAACCTATCCCTCTCTTTAAATAATTGTACTGCAGTTTCTCTCCATTGCGTGTAAGGTTCACCCTTTTGAACATGAAATTCTGCTAAATTATAACCAACTATATCTGTATAAGATTGTCCAACAATTCTTGCAACCATTGCTAAACTAGTTGTAACATTCATTAATTTCAATATAACATCACTAACTTTTAATTCTCTAACTGAACTTCCAGATTCATGAGTTTTTGTTAATTTATCTAAAACCAAAGTATCTGAACTAGTAGAACTTATTTCTGCTGCCTCTTTGTTTCCATCCATTGAAAATATTTCAACCCAATTCCCTGCAGTAAAAGAACTTTCATCTGATACACCCACACTAACTGCTGTTCCAACTGCTGTTGCTGCAGTTGTTGTTGTTGTCACAGAGTTATTATCCTCCATGAATCCATGTATATATTTTACTACTATTGCTTGGCTTTTTTGTGTAAATGTGCTTTTCTCAACACTCTTGCTAGTATCTAAAACTAACCGGCCTGAACTTTTATCTACAAAAACATAACCAGGTGTAACTGTTGTTCCATCTATTGTTAATTCTCTTAATGCTAATACTGGATTTTTATCTAGAATAATTCTCACTGTCCCATTTCCATCTAAAAAATCTATTCTTTCTAAAGGGGTAAATGAGCAATTTAAACTTCTTTCTACTTGAGGTTCACACTCTGCAATTAATAAAGTTACATCTGCATCTGAGATTTCATCGCTACCAATCCCACAAGTCTTTCTAACTGAAGCTACTGTTATATATGTCATTTTAAAGTTATTATTTGTTTAATTAGAAATATTGCTGCTCCTGTTACAGCTGTTAACCATGCCCATTGAAGTTTTTGTGAGAATTTGTATGTTTTTATTAAACTTAACGTCTTAACTTGATTTTCATACAAACAATTCATTTGTTGTTTTTGGGGTAAACTACTAAATTCTCTTAAAGTTAATGATAATCCATTAGCCATAATGTTCCCTCAATTTTTTATCTATATCATTTCTTAAAGGTAATTCATCATCTTCTTTAATGTGTTTTAATAATTCGTCTTTGGTTTTGAAAATTGCTATAATATCTTTAGCAGTATTTATTCCAACTCCTTTAATTTTTAATAATTCATTCCAAAAAGAAACATATTTAGAATTATCTATTTGTTTTGTTTCTATCATTGTTTTTCCTATTTTTCCTTTTGTAGTTTCCATCTTTTCCAAATCATGATTAATTCCATCAGTTTCAGGTAAATCTATTGTTTCTCCACGTCTGAGGATTTTCCAGTTATATCCTGGATTAGTTTCTTCTAACCTTACCTGGATATCTCCCCCTTTGTTGAGGAACTTCATTATTCCCTATAAGTGATAGTCATAGTAACTGTTTCTGCTGCTGCTGCACTTGCTAAGGTTAATCTTAACTTTCCGAAAACCACATATGGTACACCTACTTCTGCTGTATCTGTTGAAAGATACAATAAGGCTGTTCCTGCGTTGTCTTCTGCGCTAACTCTTGGATAATAAGTTGTGTCTGTATTCCCTGTGATATTTAAAATAGCTTGGGCTTTTGGTTCGCCTAAAGTATCTAAGTTAATATCCATTGAGTTTCCAGTTACATTCATAGCTACCTTTAAGATTTCTCCATGTATTGTTTCTGTGTCTGCTGTTGCTCCAGTTCCACCTGCAGCTACTGTTGCAGTTATTCTCATTTGTCTAATCATCTTTGTTTCTCCGTATTTAATTATAAGAAAGTTTAAGGTCTTTCTCGTTACCTATATTTCTAATATGCCCAAAGTATATAAATTCTTACTCTATTGTCTGCTGAACCACCTACTGTGATTGTTAGAGTGCTTGAACTTACAGCTGTTGCGGGTGCTTCTGTTACCAATACTGAACCAGTTGTTGAAGCTGAAAATCCTTGAATCCCGTGAATATTTGTACAACCAAATTTACTTAAATCTACAGTTATAGTATCTCCATCATCTACTGTTGCATCTGTCACTACTCTAATCATTTTCACTCCACTTGTTGGGGTTATTTCTGTGTTTACTCCTACGTCGCCTAGTGCTGCCATTTTTGTTTTTTCTCCTGTTTAATTGTAAGTTTTAAGTCCTCCGACTTTGAAATAAATAAAAAAAATAAAAATAAAAAATTGAAGTTATTTCTTCTTCTTTGATTTAACTGGTTTCTTTAACTCGTTACCTTCGCCGTCACAAGTTGAACATACTTCGCCTTTTTCCTTTGCAAAACCTGCGCATTCAATACAATGAAATTTAGTTTCCATTTTATGCTATTGAAATCTCTCCAGTCTCACTTGCTGTTATTGATTGTCCGTAATTACCTGCCAAATGCATAGTTGTTGGGATTTTAGCCCCTGAACCTGCTGCCTTGAAAGTAATTGTAGTTCCACCTGTTGCTCCTGTTTGGCAACCAAATGTGTTTCCTACTAACATTCCTACACAACCTGTTGCGTCAATATATCTTACTACTGAACCTGAACTTATTGCTGGTAATTGTCCGAATGTATTGTTTTTAACAATAACTCCGTTGATTCCAGAACCTGCTCCTGTTAGCCATAGATTTACATCTACATTTGCTGCTGGTCCACTAAAATCATTATTTTCAATAATCCAATCTTGTGGTACAGTATTACTTGTTCCAACTAATACTACGTCTGCTAAATTCTTATAGAATCTATTTCCACTTATCAATACTTGCCAACAGTTTCCTGCTGATGTTGTATAAATTGCTCCACCCTTTGAACCATCTGTTGCGTGTACATTACAATTCTTAAAGTGACATCCTGTGATAGTTGTTCCAAATGCTGCTTTTGTTGCATAATCATCATCTAACAAAATACCTCCACCTGTTGAACCTGCTCCATTAAAACCCATGTTTGCAATTAAGCAACCTGGCGCTCTAATTGTTAATAAAGCTGTTGTTGTGGTTGTTCCAGTTTTTACTTGAGGTAAACCTCCTTGGGTTCTTCCTCTACTCACACCAATAATCGAAAGATTACTAGTTGCGTTTGGAATAATTATACTTTCAGAATAACTTGTTGGATCTCCTGTGAAATCTGTTAATGCTTTTGCTGTAACGAAAATTGTATCTCCTGCACTTGCTGCTGTAACTGCTGCTTGAATTGTGCTCATTGCTGCGCCCCAACTCGAACCTTTGTTACCGCTTGCTCCATTTGTACCATCTACATACCAAACATCTCCTTCACCTATTGGTGCTCCAGAACCTTGTGCAAATGTAACTTGTTGATCCCATGTATATGGTCCGTTTCTGTAAGGCGGACTTGCTGGGTTTCCTCCAACTGCTTTTAATCCTTGTCCCATATTAATATGCGAAAAGAATGGCAGTTTTTACACCAGTCTCTGTACCACCTAATGTGATAACTACTGTTCCAGCTGTTACTACTGTTGTTGGTGCTTGAGTTTCTACTATTGAACCTGTTGTTGTTTCATCGAATACTAATATTCCATGAAGTTTTGTACAACCAAAGTCCCCTAAGTCAACTGATACTGTATCAGCTCCACCGATTACTGTACTTGGAAATACACATTGAATCATTTTTACACCTGCGTTTGGTAAAATCTCTGTGTTCGTTCCTACGTCTCCTAATGCTGTCATTTTTTTTAACCTCCTGTTTGTATTTAATTATTAACCCAATTAAATAGGGTTTGATTCGTGCGTGAATCACCCGACGGGGTCCATGAGTCCCGCTCTCCGCTTTTTTTCTAAAAAAAAGCTTAAAAAGTATAATTTAAAAAATTAATAAAGTTATAGTATATCGTCGATAAAACTATTAAAAGCTGTGTTTCTCATTATAAAACATTCGTATATTTTCAACATAAACTTACTTGAATCGTTAGTCTTTGCTAAATCTTCGTATGTCATATCTTGTAAAACTCTCATCTCAATCCAATCTGTATCTAAAAAGTAGATTTGCTTTGCTCCACTTGTATTTGATAAATACATACTTGGGATTACTGGTATTGGTCCAACCATTGTTTGTAGTACTATACTAGCACTTACTCCAAATGGTAAACTTCCTGCCATATCTCCTGGATTATATCTAAACGTATCTATTATAAGTTTCCTTAAATCTTGAACTACTGAACTACTTGCTACTGCTAATTTTGGTCTACCACCACCATCAAAAGCATATCTAACAGCTGTTTCAATATCGTCCCATGTCATTGCTGCACCATCTAAATCTACAACGTTAGTTGCTGATTGTAACTTAACAATTCCTGAGAATTGTGTTGAGTCTGTGTCTGCATCACCGTTTACAATAAGATTTTCTTCTAATTCTCTCATCTCTCTTGCTTTCATTATAACTTCTAATTGTCTAGCGTTTGGTACTCCTGTACTTCCGAATGTTTCTCCACCGCCCAGACCTGCGCCTGATGGTTGAAATCCTTCCAAAATGTAACTAGGTACTGCTGCTTGTGCTTGACCAGTAGTTCGTCCAACTGCGTACAAGAATTTGATTGCTGTGCTTGCTCTATCATAAGTATCGTTCTTTTCTGGTAAAGCCGCATCTTCTGCTGCAGTATATCCTCCACCTTTAGCAGTTATTTGATTATAATCCGCAGTCATACTTTGATTGGTAACTCTTGGGATTAACTCTACTAATGGGGTGAACTTACGTGTAACATCAACTATTCTTGGGTCCACAAATATCGGAATTAAAGCGTATCCAGTTGTTCCTGCTCCGCCAGTTTCAGTGTTTAGAGCTTTCATACCTATAGACATTTTGTCTTTTAAGTCTGCTCTATAATCTACTCCTGTCCAAGCATTTGAATAAACTGTTTCATCTTTTAAAGCTCCGAATGAGTGCGCATATGCACCTTTGCTATCAATGTGTCTTATCATTGCTGTTCCTGTCATATTATATTAAGTCAAGAGGATTACTTGATTTATCTTCAAAGTTTTTAGTTTTGTCTACTTCTGTCATGATTGATTTCTTTACTGGTTTTGCCAATATAGATTTAACTTCTGCTAAGTCTTCTTTCAAAGATTTAACTTCTGCTTTCAAATTCTTAACTTCTGTATCCTCAACTTTAGGTTCTTCCTTTGGTTCTTCAACCACTGGTTCCTCTACTGCTTCAACTGGTTCTTCTTTAGTTTCTTCAACTTTAGGTTCTTCAGTTTCTGCAACTTCTTGATTTTTCTTATTTTCCTCTGTCATATTTTTAACCTCCTGTAATTTAATTGCATCATTTGCATGATTATTCTTTTCTTTCAAAAAGTCTAGTGATTTCATAAACACCTTTTCAATACTTGCATGTGTGTTTATTGGATTTCCAGTAAATGCTACATTCAATAAATTAATCTTTTCTAATAGCCTAACTTTCTCCCCACCTTTTTCTTCAATAGTATCTTTAACTGGTACAAACGCTATTGAGAAAGCGTCAATAAATCCATCTTTAATACTATTTTTAAGTTCCTGGAATCTTGGAACATGTCTATTTAACATTGCTCTAACTTTTAATCCTTTTTTATCAATTAAGAAATCTTCTATCTTTGCTGCGGGGATAAGTGTTTTGTTTATCTCTGCCTCAATTTCACTCTTACCTCTAAATGTTTCGTGTTCAATATCTAACTTGATTGTTCTGGCCCTCATTTGGTCACCCATATCTAAAATACAATTTTTAGTAACTATATCGTTAACTAAATCTTTGTCAGAAGTAGAAATATAACCCTCTACATAAAAATCTTCACCCTCTGTTTTTAGCTCTAGGGCTCCTGAACTGAATATAAACTGTGTTTCCATATTAATTTGTGTTTGTATTATTATTTAAAGATTGTTGTTCAATCAAATTATTCCTTTTTAATAAACTGTCCTTTATTCTTTCTTATTGCATCTCTATTTTGTTCATAATGTAATCTTCCATGTTCTGAACTTGTTAATAATTGCAAATTCTCAATTTTATTATTAAATCTATCTCCATCTTTATGATGTAGTTGATAACCTTTTGGCACTTTTCCATTCTTCTGCTCCCAAACATAATGATGAAATTTAACTTGTCCTCTGCCTGGAACATAAATCATCAAATAACCTCTAATTGAAACAGACATAGTGGGATTTGTTTTAAATTTCTCTATTCCCTTTTCCCTTACTACTTCATTTGCTTTTTTAGTTGTTTCAAATTTATCCCTAAGCCCATTCTTATATTCATAATTCATCTGGCATTTAGTTGAACAATAACAATGTTTTCTTTTTTTAATAATTGATGGTCGTCTATCTATTTCTTTATTACAATTAACACAATTTGTTTTCATAACTTATTAAACAAATTACTCTTTATAAATATTGTTATTCGGCATTGTATTTTATTCTTCAACAAATATGATACTACTTCTGCAGTTGACGTGCGCGGGGGGTACTGGCCCCTCCCAACCACTTGATTTATCAATAAAATTTGAATCCATTCCTACTACTTGGCCATCTAATCTTTTACAAATTGGGCTGGTTCTATCATCTTCGTGTGTTACCCATTGTTTTTTGTAATCTGTTTCTCCAGATGATTTAAATGCTTGTAAATGTCCTTGGTTTTGTGCTCTGTTAGTTTCTGTTCTAGCGATCATTTCGGCTCTATTCTCTCCAACGTTAAAAACTGAACTTACTCTAGCTTTTAGTTTTGTTGCTCCTTCACCGGCCATAATTCCCCTCTTTAATTCTTGCCTTAGGTTCTTTGCAACTTCGCTTGTCATATCTTTAATGTTTCCATAAGTGTATTTTTGAATAAAATCCATTGCGCCTTTGTTTAATACTAAATTTCTTGCTAATTGTTTCTCGGCATTATCCCAACCTTTCATAAAAGTGTTTTGTATTGCCTTATCGCTTACTTTTTGTAGGCCATTAAAACTAACTAGTATGTCCACTTTATCTGAAAAACTTTCCATAGATTTAATTTCTTTTAAGGTGTTAAATCCTTTTTCCTTATCTATCATATCTTTAATCTTTTTCTCATTTGTTTTTAATAAATAAATAATACTTTGCTTTAATCTATTTTCACCAACTGTTTCAAATTCTCTTAAGATTAATGGGTTATCGCTTTTTTCCTCTGGCTTTTTCTTTTCTGTTTCTAGTTTTGATTCTTTTTCTAAACGTTCATTTTCACCTGGATTTCCTGAATCCTCACCATTATTTTCACCAGAAATATTTTGTTGCATAGTTAACATTTCTTCTTGGCTTTGTTTATCTCCCCACTCAACTTCATCTAATCCTTCCTCAACTCTAATCTCATTAATTGATCTGTATCCTGCATCTAATTGTAATTTGTATAGTGTAGACTTCTTTGTTTCATCCTCAACATCAAACATTAAGAATTTGAACTCAACATCATCATATTCAAACTCACTAATTATTTCTCTATTGTATTTGTATTCTTCCATTCTTAAAATAGGATTAATAGTTCTTTTCTTGAATATGTTTGATTGAACAATTTGATTACTCATTCCTTTTGCATCCTCTGTGAAACCCAATTCAGTTCCTGTTACTCCAAAACTAGCCCATACTAATTTAGCCCACCACTTTTGGTTTTCTAGTAAATCCATCTCAGAGTTAGTTAATTCTAATCTTGTGAATGTAGGAACTTTATTTGTAACTGGAATATGATGGAATCTCTTTCTCCAATTTCCAGCCGTATCTTGAACTCTTTGGTTTTCTTTCCACTGGTCACGAAACGCTTTCATCTCATCTGTTGTAGAATTCTCTAAGCCAATAATTCCTCTTGGGATTTGATTATCTGAAAAGTACTCTAAATTATAATCTATTGCATATATTAATGTTTGAATTGTGTTTGCTAAAACTTCAATAGCTGAACGGCCATAAATATTATCTGTTCTTGGATTTTTCTCAAACCATATTAATTCTTTCTTTCCGAATGGTACTGGTCTTGCACCGCTAATCCAACCGTATTGAAAGTAAGCTGCTTTTTCTCTTGCATCTGCTGCATTAATCCAACCTGGCTCTGTTAAACTTAATGCTCTTTCTTTTTGAGTATTTGCTATTGCAGTTTCTAAAATTAAATCATCTCTATCAGTCATCATTCCAAAAATATCTGGGTTCTTTGTAAACGTTGCACCATCTCTTGCAATTATTTCTACCATCTCACCTTTTAGATTAAAAAGTTTATTTATTACTCCAGCATCTACTTCTAAAATATCTCTAATATATTTTCTTCTAATGTCCTCAATGCTTTCTTTATTTGTATTTGGGTTTAAGAAAAAGTCTTTTACGTGTTGAATATGTGCCTCTAATGTTGGTGAATCCTCTTTTCCCTCTTTAGCTACAATATCCCACTGAACTGCACAAATCTCGTCAACGATTGTTGTAACACACATTTCAACATAAGGTGTTGCAGCCAATCTTCTAATGTTTGGTAAGTCTACAAATCTTGGATAACCAAATGGTGGTTTGTAAATAAATTTAGGAATATAAGCTTTGGGTAATGCGTCCCTTGTTGTTTCTTTTATTGGATCAATTATAGGAACTGCTTTTGTCCCTGCCTTGCCAAAAATAGTTTTGAATATGTTTGCCATGAGTATGAGATGAGTGTGATAACAAATTGAATATGTTTGTATATTTAAAGATTGTTGTTTGGTTAATTTTTAATTTTATAAAATCTTTTTGTTATTTCATAAGCATTTGTATCTTGTTTTTTTAAGTTTGGTATAAAACTTTTCTCATATTCTCTTAAATAAAGTTTTTGTTTTTCAAAGTTAAAAACCTTTTCAACAACTTGGATATGGATATCACATTCATAAGCTAGTATTGCTAAACCTTTGTAAATATTTTTTATTTTCATTTTTCTCCTAACATAATATCTAAACAAGTTTCCCACATTGCAACATATTTTGCTTTTTGTTTATCCTCTGAATAATCTAACTCCTCTGAATAAATATCCAAGCAATAATCTGTTATTGAAGAATCATAATCTTTTTCATTAAACATACACATTTGTTCAATATAACCAAACTCATGGTTTGCATCAATAGATTTAATTATTTGTTCTTTTAGAAGTTGTTTTTGTTCTATGTCACTCATCTCTTATTCAAAAAACGGATTAAATTCTACCTTTATTTTCTCAACACCTTTTTTATTTGCCCAGGCATCTACAATCCAATATCCTGTGTGTGCCGGTGTTTGCTTCTTCTTCATAAAAATTGTTTGATCACATAAAGTTCCAGATTCAAGTGCATGCACATTCCGATAAAACATATACATTGCTTTATGATAATGTCCTTCTAAAAATATATCTGGTTTTTGTCCCCCTGATAATGCATTTAAGTATTTCTGTAATTTATATGAAATTGCGTAAGCTGTCCCATCTCCTGGATGAGCCATTCTTATTGTAATTCCATTATCTAGTTTTAAATCTGCTTCATCATATCCTAGAAAATTAAAGTTTTTTATTCTCCTATCTAACTCCGGGCCCATTTCTATTCCTTGATTTCCTTTACTAGCATACCAACCATCATGGGAGTTAGTTGCCGTTATTGCATACATTGGTAGGTCTATTTGAGATAATTGTTCAATAGCATAATTTAATTGGTTTGTTCCTCCAATATGTGATAACTCATAAATATGCCCCTCTCGTCCGGACATTCCTTCTAAAATATCTCCAGGAATACAATAAAACTCACTCCCTTGTCTTTTGGAGTTTCTTATAGCATGATCTAAAATATCTGGCCTATACTTATTATGGCCCATGTGTAAATCTGACATTACTGTAAACTTAACATGTTTTGCATTATAATGTAACTTTCTTAAATTATTAGAATGTGGGTCTGATTTAGATTTAGCCTTGATAATCTTTCTTAAATCAGCCTCAGAAATATTAGCGTCTAATAGAATCTTTTCAACTTTAGAAATTTTTCGTTCTGGTTCTTGCTCTGGAAACAAGGTATCTTCTTTGTTATCCATTTTATCTAATTCTTTAAATGATGTCTTTTATATAAATATTGTTATTCGGGCTTGTCAAGTCTTAGGGAGTTATCTCCAAATTTAGTTCTTGTGTCAAATGTCGGGAGTATGTTAATATAGATTGTAATATTAAAGATATAGTTATTCAAGATGACGGAAAAACTATTAAGATATTTTTGGAGAAAAAAAGAAAGACACAAATAAATAATCTATTTGTAGTAACTGAAAA